GTATGTGTTTTCGTCGTTGTGACGCGTGTTCGAGTTCGTTGTGACGCGTGTTTCAGTTTGCGTGACGCGTGTTTCAGTTGAAAACGAGGATGAATTCCGTGTAAAGGGGAAGGGAAGGGAAGGGAATGGAAGGGAAAGGAACAAAGGGGGGGGAGGGGGTCGAGATTTGGATGGGCGGAAAAAGCAGCACCATTCAACTCCCCTCCCAAAAAATAATCCAATTGGGAGTCCCCTTGACAAATAATCCCCACCTGCCAGTAGTTGTGCATGAGCAGTCCGGTTAGTTATGATTTGCAGGGTCAGGGTGGTGGTGTAGTAATTGATGACTCAGACCCCGGAAATGGAACAACCACTAAAACTGGAAACTTTCGTTGGGTTCAGTGCGTTACTGATTGCACTTTTACCGTTGTTACATCTAGCAATATTCTGCAACCGGGAGAGGGATTAGCGATTAGTATTCCAGCTGGTGTGGGATTTGGTGGTAGGTTTACAACTGTTACGTTGAGCAGTGGGACTGCAATTCTTTATTACCTATAATGTCCCAGTTCGGATCAGGAATGTCCGATCCTATCGGAGATGCTGTTGACCGCGGTTTCTCCGGAGTTAACCAGCGGCTCCAGCTTAACCAGCTAAAGGAGGGAGAGGTCAGGGAGTCCATTAACGGGCGCATGGAGGGCTACTGGAAGCCCCGGAGAGGGGCTGTTGCTAGGACTGGGTCACTGACCAGTGGGGGCAGCCCCTTGCAGCTTCCATTCTTCCTGATCGACACCTCCAAGACTATCTCCAATGCCACTGTGGCGGCTGGCGTGGTCACCCTGACTGTGACGGCTCACGGGCTGACTGGAACGGCTCTGGCGCGGGTCGCTGGATTGACTGGGACGGGAGGGAATCCCAGTGGGGACTTTGTCCTTACTGTGGCCACTGTAGACACCCTGACCTACACGGTCACGGGGCTTACCGCTATTTCTGGCTCCCCGCCCACCGGAACCCTCTCAGGGACTCCCATCAACGACTCTGCTAACGTCAACGTCCGGGCTTCCTGCCTGTATAGCGATCCCAATTCAGGTAACGCCGAGAGTGTTATCCTCGCGCTCGACACCAAGGCGATCCTCGTCACCCTCAGTGATCAGAGCGAATACTCCACAGAGGATATTAAGTATCCTGCTGCTGAGTCCCTGTCTGGGGATACGGACATGATACAGGCGTTTGATCGCGTGTATCTTTTCCGCGATGGCGAACAGGCGTTTGAGTGGTTCCCTAATGGTCGCAACATCGAGAGTGCCAGCCAGCCTAATCCAGCATCTACTACCGTCACAATGCGGGTCAAGGATCATGGGCTAACCGCAGGTGATACCATCATCGTCAGCGGACTGACCGCTGTAGCTCCAGACCTACCAGCCAACGGGACATTTACGGTCGATGCCGTCACCGACAAGGATGTATTCACTTATATTTTCACTAGCTCTCAAACAGAGACGTTCGGAGTTACCAATGCCGTAATTAAAACAGGGTTCACGCTCGTCCCGGGAGGAACTTACACCCAACCACAGGTGTTTCTGTCCACCACCGGAACAGTAACAAGCGGAGTTGTAAGCCTTACGGTTAGCGGGAATACGACCATTGTTAAAGGCGACACGATTGTCGTGTATGAAACAAACATCCCAACATTTAGTTCTATTTCTGGTCAGTCATTTGAGGTGCTAAGTGCCACGACCACAAACATTTCGTTTATTGCTCCGGTGGCTAATTTAGCAAGTATTCCCGGCTCTCAACAGATTGAGATTGGCGGCAGATTCAGCGTAGGTGGTGGGTTTATCCATCAGCCAGCCCCACCTTGGGGAGTTTACTTCCAGCGCAGGTTGTGGGTTCCATTTTACTACACTCCTGCTGGGTTATTTAATGATCCTACCTACACGGACAGGAAGATTACCGATGAACTAGCTGTTTCGGACATTCTAGACAGCCATACGTTCGATCAGATCGCCAACCAGTTCCGCATCACGGGTGGAACCACCGATTACCTTGTGGCAATGCAAGGCTTCTACGATGATAACCTAGTCGTCTTGAATCGTAACAGCCTACATATCATAAATGGCACTGGTGGATCGTTAAACGATACAAAGGTCACACAGTTAACCAATGAGGTTGGGTGTCTGGCCCGGAAAAGCGTTGTCATGAAGGGGAACGCTATGCTATTCCTGTCGGATGACGGGGTGTATGCCGTCGAGTTCCTTAATGATTACAACCTCCGTGGCGCGGATGAGCCTGTCTCCAAGGACATCCAGCCATACATCGACCGGATCAACAAGAATCTGGCTTCGGAAGCGGTCGGTGTGCTGTTCAATAACCGATACTACCTCACGGTGGCACTGGACACCACTGCTGGTGCGAATAACGCCATCGGGAACAACACCATACTGGTGTATAACTTCCTGAACAAGGCTTGGGAGTCAATCGACACATTCGGAGCTAGTGACTTTGTCATCAAGAACCTAATTATCGGCAGTGCCGCAGAGAGGAACAGCATTTATGCCGTAACATCGCTGGGCGGTCTGCATGAACTGGAGGCGGCAGAGAGTTCCAATGACATCCTCGTCTCGGCAGGGGCTAAGATAAGCGTCCTAATCAACTCCTCCCTCACCACTAGGGGATACGACATAGGAAGCCTTGAACGCAAGCGGTTCACCGATGGGCAGGTCACCATGCAGTGCGTTGGTGGGGGCCTCGGAGAGTATCAAATATCATTCGCGGCGGAAGATCCCGACAACACCCAGCCAATCGGCTCCACAACCACCTTCCTAGGCGGCACAGTCCTAGGCACTGGCTCATCGCCCGAGGACGAGACCGGGAATATTCGGTTCCGGCTGGGTGGGATCAGGGGCTATGTCGGGAGCCTCACCTTGACACGAACAATCGGATCACCCAAGGTCACCTCAATCAAGGTCGCTGGGTCAGTGACGAACAGACAAATCATTTCCCAAACATAATATGGCCGGAGTCGTAGAAACAACCAATACATTTGCAACTAACGCTGTGATTACTAGCACGGCGATGAATAATATCATCGACCAGACATTGTTCACAGCCGATGCGCTTTCTGGAAGCACACTTGCGCTAGTTTCTGGCAAGATGAAGGTCGCAACAAGCGGTATTACATCGAATGAGATGGGGGTTGGTGCTGTTACAACTAACGCGATTGCAGATGGTGCAGTAACCCAAGCCAAAGCATCTAATATGCTTGTCCCCGCTGGTGCAATCATGCCATTTGCTATGAATGGTGCGCCGACAGGATGGTTGGCTGCTGATGGCACTGCTGTATCTCGCTCTACTTATGCAACTTTATTTGCAGCAATAGCCACAACTTATGGAGTTGGCGATGGATCAACAACTTTCAATGTTCCTGATTTACGGGGATATTTTGTTCGTGGAACAGGAACAAATAGTGACGGGACGGTATCTGGAACATTCGCCGTTAAACAAGCAGATGAACTTAAAAGCCACACGCACAATTTATTTCTTCATAATGGAACATCTAGTGGAGCAAACACAGGAGCAGCAAGATTCGGCGACTTCTTTGGGCTTGGTGCATCAGCAACGCAATCAACAGGAGGAACAGAAACCCGCCCTCGGAACATTGCTATGTTTTACTGCATTAAGACTTAATGAACCCCCACCTAGCAACCGCGCTTACCCTTTATGAATGCTGAACTTGAAATGCTAGAGAAGAAAGGCGACATGATTGCACCCAAAGTGCCGTCTGCGGAGGAACTTGCCGTTGCGTCTGAGGTTGAGCGTCTTGAATACCAGCTTTCGCAGATGCCGGACGGGTTCTTCCCAACCGAGCATTTTTTCCTTCCGGGTATGTATCTCCGCAGGATATTCATGCCAGCGGGGTCATTGCTCACAAGCATGAAGCACAAGACCAAGCATCCGTTTGTGATCGCCTCCGGCAAGCTGCGCGTAATGGATCAAGAGGGAGTGGTTGAATACGAAGCCCCTTTTGTAGGTATTACCGAGGCAGGAACCAAAAGGGTGCTTTACATCCACGAAGATACGACATGGATTACGTTTCACGCCAACCCGGAAAACATCAGCGACCCTGACGAGATGGTTGAATACCTGACATATCCGAATGAAAATCCACTTTTTCACAAGGATGATCCAAGGGCGAGTTCATGGAAAAAGGATAGATACGAACAGGAAAGAATCAAGATGATGGAAACTTATAGCGAAAACACAATCAACGACCTTGGAGGTAGGTTAGACTAATGGCTTGGGTAGCAGTAGGAACAGCGGTTGTTAGCGCGGGTGCTTCGATGTACGGAGCAAACAAGGCGGCTAAAGGCGGGAAAGCTCCGAATCCGGTTGATATTTTTCAAAATAAAAACGGGAATAATCTTGTCGGCAGGCAAGCGGAAGGACTGTTGGGATACTACAACAAAAACATTCCTAACTTTCTCGCTCTTAGCGAAAGGTTCGGCCCGGAGTTCATGTCGCAGATGTTTGGTCAAACCGGACAGTTCCTTGGCGGCGTGAACGGCCAACCCGGATTTAACGCTCTTTCCCTTTCCACATCTCAGGATGCCAATAGGTTGCTCGGCCAGATTCGTGCCGAAGAGCTTGCACAAATGACGGGACAAACGGGTCTTACCCGTGGACTTATGCAATCCTTATCGCCGGAGCAGGCGGCGATTGTACAAGCGTCGACGGCGGAAGCTGAACGTGCGCGAGCATCGGCACAAGGAGTTACCCCGGAAGAGAAAAGGATGTATGAGCAGACCGCTAGGGAGGCTTTCCAAGCGTCTGGCCGTCTCGGTGGGAACGCCGGAGTTGCCGCTGAAATCATGGGCAGGGAGGGCTTGATGCGGATGAAACGTCAGGAAGCCGCAGATGCTGGCGCGAACGTATTCAACCAAGCCGCGTCTTTCTACACCCAGCCCGGATTACAGGCACTTAGCGAGGCCCCGCTTTCCT